GTTGCCTACAGGAGGCCCAGCAGAGCCTGGAGAAGGGCTGCAACCTGGAGGAGATCTTCCGGGCCCAGGGCCGGACGACGCAGATCAGGGAGTTGCTTGAGACGTTCGATAAATCCCGCGAGTCGCTTGAGCGAATCAACGACTCGCTCCAACGCCAGTAGCTACAGAAAAAGCCGCCCCCATCGAGGCGGCTTTTTTGTGGCCACTCTCCGGTCGTGGGGCCAAATGACCGGAACCAGTAGCACAACCAGAAGCCCGGACCTGCCGGCTCTATCATGGAGAAAACGATCAGATGAATACGCTACCCCGCAACGTACAGGCGCAAATTGACGAAGCAGAGGCCATTCAGCAATCGCTGAACACGCCGGCCGAGAATCCCGCTCCCGAAGCGGCTCCGGTAGCAGAACTAGACGCGCCAGTGATCTCAGAGACTCCACCTCCCGCCAAGACGGATCCGGCCCCAGCCGCCCGTAACGCGGATGCCGAATACTGGGAACAACGCTTCAAGGTCATGCAGGGGAAATACAACGCTGAAATTCCGGCGTTGCAGCAAGAAGTAACCCGGTTGTCCTCGGAACTGGCACAGGCGAAACAACCTGCAGGTAATGCCGTGCAGCGCGCCGTGTCCGACCTGACCCCTGAAGAGATCGAAAGCTATGGGCCAGACCTCATCGCAATCATCCAGCGAGTGGCTGGTGGCCAAGTATCTGCCGCCAATCCCGCAGAGCTGGAAATGCTCAAGACCGAAGTAGAGGGGTTGAAGCAGAAAACCCAGCAATCGGAACAGGAAAAGGCTGTCCAGGCGCAGGAAGAGTTCTTCCGGCAACTGATTCAGCGCATCCCTGACGCGGTTGAGATCAACGCTTTGCCCGCGTTCCATGAGTGGCTTGGCCATATGGATGCGTTTAGCGGCAAAGAGCGGCAGCAACTTCTGATCGAGGCCCAGACAGCCAACGACGCCTACCGCGCCGCTGCGCTGTTCCAGGCATTCAAAAACACGCAGCCAGCTGTGGCTCCGGTACCCGAAAAACCTGCCAACACGATTCCTGAGGAAGACATTCAGCCGCGCTCTACCCGCACCAATGCTCAGCCGCCGGCTGAGGGCAAGTGGTGGAGCAACGATGAAATCAACCAGTTTTACAAGGATGTGGCGTTGGGCAAGCGGTACACGAAAGCCGAAGCGGCTGCGATTGAACAAGACATTTCAGACGCGGTAGCAAACGGTCGCATTACGCGATAGCACGCGGTCTGTAACGCCGAGAGGCGTCATGAAACAGGAGCAATACCATGACAGGTCCAGTACGCGCCCCAGGGCATCCAGACTACAGCTCCACCAGTGCATCGGGTTTCATCCCGGCACTCTGGTCGGGCAAGCTGGTTCAGAAACTCTATGCAGCAACTGTTTTCGGTGAGATCGCCAATACCGACTACGAGGGTGAGATCAAAAACCAGGGCGACACCATCAACATCCGCACGGTCCCATCGATTGTCATCAAGGACTACAAGATCGGTGGTGGTTTGAACTACGAGAAACCGGTCAGCGATAAGGTCACGCTGCAAATTGACCAGGCCAAATACTTCGCTTTTGAAGTGAACGACGTCGACGCGCATCAGGCAGATATCAAGCTGATGGATGAGTTCAGCACCGATGGTGGTGAGCAGATGAAGGTGGCCATCGATACCACTTTGCTGAATCGCCACTACGCCGATGCAGCGGCTCCCAACCGCGGTGATACCGCAGGCGCGCTGTCCGGTGACATCAATCTGGGCAAGGCTGGCGCTCCGGTGAAGATCACCAAGGAAAACATCCTGGATGTGTTGGTGGACTGCGGCACTGTCCTGGATGAACAGAACATCCCAGAGCAGGGGCGTTGGGTGGTATTGCCGGCCTGGATGAACGGGATGCTGAAAAAGTCCGATCTGCGTGATGCCAGCATCATGGGGGACGCGACTTCGGTCTTCCGTAACGGCAAGGTCGGGATGCTCGATCGGTTCACCGTCTACATCAGCAACAACACCACCGCGGTGGATGACGTTACTGCTGCCAAGAAGGCCAGCAACGTGATGTTCGGCCACAAGAAGGCGATCACCTTCGCCAGTCAGATGACCCAGATGGAAACCCTGCCGAACCCGAACGACTTCGGCAAGCTCGTTCGTGGTTTGAACGTGTTCGGTTCCAAGGTTATCGATCCCAAGGCAGTCGGCAACCTGTACTGCAGCCGCTGATTCGCCTCTCCAACCTACAGGCGGCCTTCGGGCCGCTTTCTGTTCCTACGGAGAAATCCAATGATTCGCGAACTGATTGAACAGGCCAAAACCGCCGATAAGGCTGGGCTGATCCAGATCCTGGCCGACCTTGGTGTCAAGGCCGACAACCGCAAAGGCGAGGATACGTTGCGGGCTGAAACGCTGGCGGGGCTTGAACAGGCTCTGACGGATCACGAAAAGGACACGGCCGGTGGTGGTGAAGAAGGGACCTCTGAGTTGTCTACCGATCCTGTTGCCCAGGCTGATGTTGACAGCACTGCGCCGGTACCTGGCTCAGAAGAAGGGCGTGATGTAGCGATCGGCGATCATGTTTTGAGTGCGGGCGCGGCACACGATCCAGCTGAGCCTGTTGCCTCAGACCCCGTCCCACCGGACTTGGGTGAAGACGAAGTTTCAGCCGACACGGAAGCAGGCCCGGTGAATCGCCTGCTGCGCAACACCAACACCGGCGCTGAATTTGTCTGGACCACGGAGTTGGCCAAGCTCTCCCACATGGTCGAGGTGTAAGCCATGCCGGTGACTACTGTTGGCAACATCCTGACCCGTGCCAAGAAGATCCTGCAGGAAGTCACTTCCAACGGTACCCGGTGGGCAAACACGGAGCTGCTGGACTGGCTGAACGAAGGCTACGCGGCGATCTGCAACATCAAGCCCAACGCCAGTTCGGTCACCGCAGAAATCACCTGTGCGCTGGGTACCCGGCAAACGATTCCCGAAGGCGGTCTGCGCCTGCTGGAAGTGGTACGTAACATCACCGCCACCGGTGGTGGGCTTAGCGTCATTCTCACCACTCGGGGTGCCATCGACTCCACTCGGCGCCGTTGGCATGGCGAACCACCGGCTGAGGAAATCGAGCAGTACATCTTCGAGGAAGCGGCGCCGAGGCAGTTTTATGTCTACCCGCCGGCCATGGCCACCAGCAAGCTGGAAATCATCTACTCATCGGTGCCCAGCCCGCACGACCAGGCAATGGCTAAGGACGATGCAGCCGACAAAATCCGCCTGGATGACTCGTTCGCACCGGTTCTGCTCGATTACATCCTGTCCCGGGCCTACGCGAAGGATGCGCAGCACGCGGCCAACCTGAACCGGTCGACGATGCACTATCAAATGTTCCAGACCGGTCTGGGCATGAAGGTACAGGCCGACCGTATGGCTGGACCTATGCCTGCGTTACCAGTCCAGCAGGAGCCTCAGCAATGAACGTGACCCAGCTCGTCGACCAGATCCTGCCGGACGTGCCAGGGGCAGTTATCGCCTCGATCCGTGACGGCGTGGCCTGGGCCTTGCGCGAGCTGTGCACCGAAGCACCGGCCTGGAAGGTCAGTGTTGACCTGGTGGAGGGCGAGCAGTCGTTGGTGGTGGGGCCAGGCTTGGAGGCAATCCGCCTTCAGGGGCTGTTTCAGGGCGGCCGTCCAGCCTTCTGCCATGTCTTTCAGCCAACGCCGGTAACGGCAATCGTCACCCACGCACCACCAGGGCTTACCGGTGATGTGGTGGTTCGACCGACCTTCGGGTCAACAGAGGCCATACCACCGGAGTGGCTGCTGGACCGCCACTGTGAGGCGCTGACGCTCGGGGCTTTGTCTTGGCTGCGCAAGATGCCCAACAAACCCTGGAGCGATATGCAACGCGCGATGCTCGATCAAGTGGGGTTTTATGCGCTTTGCACCAACGCCCGGTCGGAGGCGCTGGCGGGTAATCAATACGGAAGCACCCGGATGCGGGTACCGAGGTTTCAATGACTTCAATTGCGATCACGTCGTTCAAGGGCGAACTGCCGGCACTCACTCCGCGCCTGCTGCAACCCACCAATGCCCAGGTCGCGCGTAACGTGAACCTGCGCAAAGGCTCGCTTCGGGCTGAAAGCGCACCGTTACCGGTGACCGGTATCACCGGTGTGATCAATCCGTCGTCGATCTATCGCTACCCTTTCGGAAATAACGGCGCGGGTTTCTGGTTTGCCTGGGGCAATGGGCTGCAGGTCAATGTCGCCAAGAGCCCGCTGGCCAAAGATTCCTGGTCCCGAGTGTATTGGACAGGGGACAGCTTCCCGAAAATGGCGCCGATCGGTGTTGCACCTCAAGGAGATGGCCCGTATCCATCAGGTTTTTATCGGTTAGGGATCCCCGCGCCTGAATCAGCCCCGATTGTTGCTGAAGACAATGGCAGTACCGAAGCCCCTATGACGTTGGTGAATGCGGCCTACATTGTCACGTTCGTGTCTGCTTACGGCGAAGAGGGGCCGCCAAGCCTGGCATCGAACATCATTTCCCGGTGGGATAGTGCAAACGATCAGGTTGGCAGTCGTGTAAAGGTTCAGATGCCCCCTGTAGTCAGTGGGCCTTACAACTTGGTCACCAAGCGGCTGTATCGATCCGAGTCGGGCGGTGAGTACCTACACGTCGCTGACTTCAATATCGCCCAGGAAATGTGGGTGGATGAGGTCAACAGCGAAAACCTGGGGATCGCATGCCCGTCGCTGACCTGGGATATGCCGGATGCTTCAATGGTTGGGCTGGTCGAAATGCCGAACGGGATCATGGCCGGATTCTTCGACAATACCCTGTGTTTTAGTGAGCCGTTCCACCCACACGCTTGGCCAATCGACTACCAGATTGCCTTTCCCGACAAGGTGGTGGGTATTGGCGTGACGTCGGCCGGCCTGGTCGTGGCCACCACCGGGCGGCCTCGGCTGATCACTGGCACCACCCCCGCGGCTATGGCCGACTCTGCCCCTGATGCTGATCGTGTCTGTGTTGGACGGGGCTCTGTGGTCGATATGGGGGAATACGTTGCCTACGCCTCGACTGAGGGGCTTGTGGCGGTGTCAGGAGGGGAGCCTCAGTTGATTACAGAGGGCATTCTGACCCCGGAGCAGTGGCAGGCACTCAACCCCGCCTCAATTCATGCCTGTCGGTATGAGGGACGCTACCTGGCCTTTTATGACGGCGGATGCTTTGCACTGGCACCAGGGGAAGGCATTGAGTTCATCGACGCCCATGCGGCCAGCTCGTACTACGACATTGCCGCCTCGTCGCTCTACTTGATCCAGGGCAGCACAATCTCCAAATGGCGCGGAGGTTCTCCGATGACATACCGGTGGCGGTCCAAGGTGTTCGAGTTTCCTCCTGGCGCGGCGAATTTTAGTTGCGGGAAGGTCGCCGCCGACGCCTATCCGGTCCAGGTCGTCGTGGTTGCCGATGGAGCCACTGTGCTCGACATAGATATTCACGACCACCAGATGTTTAGGCTCCCGCCCGGGTATGCCGAGGCGCGTGAGTGGCAAGTTGAAGCATCGGGCACCACTGAAGTTTTCTCTCTCCAGATCGCGAATACACCCTCAGAGTTAACCTGATGAACGCACCCGCTAGAACGATCAGACGCAGTAGTCTGCCCGCAACTGCGGGCTCTCAACTACCAGCACAGTTGCGTCCTTTTATCTCGGCGCTCACTGAAATCATTGAAACCGGCGAAGGCAACAGGGGGGATAGTCTCGACAGAAAGCTGACCGTTCGCGACCTTATTGCCAGTGGTGCATTTAAACTCAGGGATGGCTGGCGGCCGGGCAATCCGGGAGGGCTGGTGCCTGTTCCGGACGTACCTGATCGTGCAATTCCTCCAGCACCTGGCGGCTTTCAGGGTGTGGGTGGTTTCGGCATGGTTACCCTGATTTGGAACGATCCTCGTGTTCGTTACCGCAATCACTCTCTGACCAACATCTATCGCAGTGAAAAGGACAATTTCGGCCAGGCGACGTTGATCAGTCGTGATACAGGGATGATCTACACCGACACCCTGCGTATGGATGCGGTAGATCCAGACGACCCCAAGAAGGCTTTGGGTTATTACTACTGGATTTCTTGGGTATCCACTTCCGGCATTGAGGGCCCCCCAAACAGCGCTGCCGGGATCTATATCGAGCCCTTGCTCGATACCACATATCTGCTGGAGCTCATTGGAACGGCGCTGGACGACACTGAACTCAGCAAAATACTGGCTGAAAGCCTCGATTTGGGGCGCTATGACACCGCCTTTGATGATCTGCAGGCCCGAGTCGAAACAGCCAGATTGTTGACCAGTGCCGAGGCCTTACTACGTGACGACCAGGATGTCGTAATCAAGAGGCGAGTGGACACCCTTGAGGTGAGTGTCCAGAAGAATATCAGCGCGTCTATTGGCCGGCTCGA